CTACATTCTCTACCGCTTCTAGTTGACTTAACCGATCATAGGCTGATCCTTCATAGCCCACCTCAACACCTACGTTATCGCTCTCGTGGTCATAGCAGAACAAAGGGTATTGAATTATTCTTTGGCGGGGTACAGCAGGTAAAGACTTTAATTGGTATCCAGTAAATAGTGGACCCTTGGTTGCATCAGTTGATGAACGAGACATAGTAAATTTAAATGCAAGATACTCTTGCGCTGTAGCAGGATATGGAATACCTATTTCACTACTTGCAGTACCTTGAGCAAAACCACCTAAGTTATATTCAGTGTTTGCATAATCAACAGATTGAATGGTTATAGCACCATTTGTGGTATCTATTCTAGGATTAAGTAATTTAAATAACTTATTCTCCAGTGTGTTATATCGTATAAAACCTGTTTGTAAGTAACCACTTGTTACCTTATCAGTTGTTGATTCAGCATAAACAACATTGCCAGAAGTAAAAGCTGCTCTATCTGTGTTACCAAAGAAGGCTACCTGACTAGATGCAGCAGCAACACCACTTGCTACTAGATCCCAAGCCCAAGGAAATACCAAGGTATTAGCTATCACAGTTGCAGATAGATCTACCTTTACTAGCCCTGCCTCACCATCAATAGTGGTTGAAAGGTAGGCAAAGCGATCTCTAAATGCTATTGAGTTACATTCAGCTTGATCAAATAATAAAGGACCATACTGGATGTTTCCGTTAGTATCTGATACGCCCACTCTAAATCCTTTATTAGTTGCAAGGACTGCATAGGTGCCAAGGTATACATCAAAGTCGTTGATGTGCTCACCCTCTGGCAGATCAATAATAACTGTAGGTGTTTCAAGGCTTGGAAAACCTAATGAGTTAGAATTTGTTACATCTAAGACAATTTTAAAGACAGATGAGGATGTTCCATTAGGATCATATCCTGATATGTAGATAGCACTAGGTCCCTCTGATATGGATGACCATACCCAGGATGTATTAGGATGGGTAAATAAAGCAGCAGGTAGTGCGCCAGATGAGTTGTTAGCATCTAACTCGTATATCTTATTATTAATAGCAGCAATAAGACGTTGCTTAACAAAGCGGATAGTACCGCGAGTAGTACTAGTTGCATTGTAGATTTCAGTATCACTAGTAGTACCAGCAAGGTTACCTCTGTGAACGTGGCTACCATTGATAAAGAAGTACTGCTTACCATTAGTTGTAATACTAAAGATAGTTGCAGGTGTTCCTGCTTGGGTATAGGTAGTAGATACGCCAGCAGAAGTAATCTTCTTTATTGCCGTTCCATCTGTAATTACAATACAGTCACTAGTGCCATCATTAACACCTATTAGTTGAGGTACTGCTGCTCCTGAATAGAAACTAGCAGTAGTATTTAATAGGGTAACTTGTCCTCTAGTAAAGACATCTACACCTTTAGACTCGGTAAACTGGAAACGAAGTGACTCATCCTGTGCTGGTTCAAAGTATTTAATACCAGCGCCAAGGTGGAATGTTGATTGAGATCTAAACCACCAGCCAGTAAGTGATTGCTCACCAGCTTCTCTAGTCTGGTCATACTGTTCTTTACGATACTTTGCAGTTACTCTACGATAAGGGGAATCATCGGAGGCTGCAATAAAGAATGGTTGACCGTTAAGAGCCATATCGTAGTTAACACCAGTAGCTGAATAGTTTGTAGCACCAGCAGGATTGGATAATACATAGGGTATACCTTCGGTAATATCATCGCCGTATGCCATTGATCTCCTTAAATTAAGTTAATTTAATATATTAATTACTTTGTTAATTACAGAACAATCCTCTAAAAAATTGTGCTACATAATTTTAAGGATAGACTCAGCCTTAGCACACTCTACTATTTCTGTCTTTAGTAGATTAGTGATTTGGTCAAATTGTTGTAGTACAGCAAGACGTAATAGTCTATCTTGTGGACATTGTCTTGCTCCAGCCTGTGCCTCAACATCTTTAAGATGAATTAAATCAGCATCCCATTCACCATCAAGTGTTGCAAGTAATGCTTGGTAGGTTGCTATGTTTGCTTTATAACTATCTACTTCTATTTGTCTTACTTCTTTTGGTGTTAATTTAACTTCGTTTTCTTGTAGCATTTATTTTTTCCTTTTCTTTTTCTAGTTAGATGAAAGCTACGCTAGTAGTGTAGTCTCCAGGCAGTGTTGCTGGGTCAGAGTATTTAGCGCCAAAACCAGCAGACCAGGGATAAGCAGTGACATAGGGTGAAGAACCTAAAGCAACTGCAATAGCATCGCCTATAGGTGTGAAGGCAACGCCATTAACCTCACTTCCAGGCAGTGTTGCTGGGTTAGAATACTTAGTACCAAAACCAGAAGACCAAGGATAGGTAGAAATATATGGTGAACTAAGGTGACCAATAGCAATAACGTCACCTTGTGGTCTAAAGGCAAGGCCGTATCCATCACCTGTAGGTAGTGTTACTGGGTTAGAATACTTAGTACCAAAACCAGAAGACCAAGGATAGGCAGAGATATAGGGTGAATTAAGGTGAGCAATGGCAACAGTATCACCCTGTGGCCTAAAAACAACTCTTCTACTAGTGCCTGCGGGTAATGTTGCTGGGTTAGAGTATTTAGTGCCATAACCAGCAGACCAAGGATAGGCGGTGACATAAGGTGAATTAGAGTGAGTAAAGGCAATAGTATCACCTGAAGGTGTAAAGGCAACGCCCCAGCCAAAATTGTCTGCAGGTAAACTTGCTGGGTTTGAGTACTTAGTTCCGAAACCTGAGGACCAAGGATAGGTGGAGATATAGGGAAAATCTTCGTGAGTAACTGCAATAGCATTGCCTAAAGGTGTAAAGGCAACGTTAGTGCCACTACCTGTAGGTAATGTTGCTGGATTTGAGTATTTAGTTCCATAACCAGAAGACCAGGGATATGCAGAAATATATGGTGAACTAGCGTGAGCAATAGCAATAACGTCACCTTGTGGTCTAAAGGCAAGGCCTTTACCACTACCTGTAGGTAATGTTGCTGGGTTAGAGTACTTACTAGAAAAACCATCAGACCAAGAATAAGTAGTAATGTAAGGTGAATCAAAGTGAGTAAAGGCAACGGCAGATGCAGTAATAGGAGAGCGTGCCGAAGCAATAATTCCTAATATTGACATTAGGCTATATCTCCTACGACTAGCCAAGAATTTGCTGCTAATTTAATTGCAGTAGCCGCTGAGTTTACTACTCTAAGTTTAGGTGTATTAGATATGATAGCAGTTGAAATTACAGTTGTTGTTCCAGGAGTCACTGCACCAATAGTTGGTTGCCCCGCTCCAGTAATCCATACAAAACTAATTTGAGTTCCTATAGCAAAGTTAAAAGTTGCATCTGTTGGGATATTGAACTGCTGGGTTGCAGCATTGTTCATTGAGAACAGGTAGCTTTCATCTCCACTTACTAAAGTATACGCAGCAGTTTTAGCAGAGTAACCAAGAGTAATTTTTGGAGCAGTCAAGGTCTTATTAGTCAATGTTTGAGTTGCTGCAATTCCTGCTAAGGTATCACTTGTAGTTGCCGGCAAACTTAAAGTATTAGTACCAGCTACAGCAGTTGCTTGAACTGTAGTTGTGCCAGATGTTGAACCAGAAAACGCTAGACTAGATACTGGTGATATACCAGCAGCAAAGGCTGTTAAGTCATCTGAGGTTAAAACGTGTTTTATAGTTGCACCTGTTGAGTGTGCTACAGCAGATGAACCTGCTCTGCCTCTAGTTATTGTAAAAGTATCTCCTGATGGACCTGCTGTAATAAAGACAATCTCTTCATTGATAGTATCTGGGTCTAGTGCTACAGTGAACTGACTGTTTGCTACTATGGTTACTCCACCAAGTAAGGTAGATGCGGTTCCAGTTGCTACTTGCATTGATGTAACAGAGCTATTAATATTAGATGCTAGTGTTGTCTCAACACTTATGGAGCTGAATAAACGGGTTGCCATTAGTCTTCCTTAACGTAGGTAGTGGATGCGAATTGGGTACTTGTCTTTTAACTTCAACGCCTCTTCATTTAATCTCTGTTGATACAGAGCAAGGATGTAACGAGAAGCTGAAACACCAGCAGTAGATGGAATCTTGCTATCGGCATTATCTGCTTCAGCAGATGATAGATTGATACGACCTGAATCTAGGAATGATAGTAATTTAAAAGAAGCACCAAGAGTTACTACATCCTGACAAGATTGCGGCAATCCTGTAACATCAGCAAAGTCATCAGTATTGTTATCTAATGTATTAGCTGTGGTGGTATACCAAACTTGAACTGTTCTACCAGGTTGAATATTGTCATAAATATTTAAAGTGGCATTACTATTAAAAGTTGCACTACTGGCCATTTTATCTAAACGCCATTTTTTAAGTGGTAGCCACTCTTGGCTTGATCCGGTAGTTTGCCAAGATATGTACAACACATCTTGAACATCATCTGGTAGGGCGTAGGTTGTAACCGATGCGTTAAAGGTAAAGGTATAAGAAGAGATAGCCCAAAGGTTAGGATACAAAGCATTAATAGTATCGTTAATAGCCTTCTTAATTGAAATTCTTGGAAAGGTAGGAGATAAAGTAACTTGAGCATACTGTGAATGAGGTGATGGAGCAGTGCCTTGATAGCCTCTACCAAATCCTGGTATTACGTTAAGAGTATTAGTTGCCTTATCAAAGGAATCAATCCAGATAAGTTCATCATCAATTTCAATAGTACCTTTAGCAAGGTTTGAAGCAGAGCCAATAGTAATAGATGAGCTGGTAGTAGTTAGACCAGCAGCATTAGCTACATAACTAATACGATCTTGTCGTAAGGTATAGCCCTGTAAGTTAGACTTTATCTCACTCACCATATCGTTAAGAGTGCTCATTTATCTTCTCTCTGTAGTGTTTTAGGTTGTTCTGTAATCTTTCATCATCTGGACTAAAGGCTAAAGCCTTCTCACCGTGTTCTATTGCAGTCTTAAACTCACCTAACTGCCAAGCTGCTATGGCGCACAGGTCATCAGCCATATGTCCCCAAGCCCAACCTTCAGCCATAAAATCTGTTTGCTTCTCAGTTATACCTAATGCTCTTGTTGCAACTCTAAAGCAATCAGGCCATTTCATTTGTTGGTAGTAATGATTAGCCAGTGCTAGGA